CTGATTTCCCTTGTCATGCAGCAGTTTTGGTCGCACCGTGTTAGCTTAGCCACACCTCGGAATGACCGCAAGAGGTTGGGGGAAACCCGTCCTACTTCTTGCCGAAGAGTCCGAGGATTATGTTCAGACCATCGAGGAGTTTCCTGACCCCGCCCTTGATCGGGAGGAGTTCAGAGACCGGGCTGGCCTCTTTCTTCTTCTTGTTGATGGTCATGTTTTTCCTTTCACCATTCCGGCTCGACACCGAAGACTTCATAGAATTGGGCCAGCATGTCCTGGAGGATACGCTTAGAGTCATGGGCACCACCGGCGAGGATTTCCGGCCAGTCGGCCTGGAGCTGACCCCGGTAGGTCGTCATATTCAGGGCCTTGTAGAACTTGGGGTCCATCACCAGGTCGGAGACCTTGGGGTGCCGGGCGACCGAGAAGTCCCAGTTGGCCACGACCTCTAGACGCTTGACCTGATTATTGACATGGTCCTCGGACGCGGTATGGCTCTTCCCATACGAGGAGGGTCCGACCTCGAACCGGGTCGGGGTCCGGGGCACGTCCTCACCCTTCCGGGTCCGCTTCCGCCGGTTGGCCCCGACCTGCTTTGGGGTATTCCCCCGCATCGAGTCTGATTCCACCGGACGCTGTCGGTTCCGGGGTATCTCGGTCGGTTCCGGGATACCGGGCGGGAGTTCCATCCCGACCGGCCCCTGGGGCGGGCTACCTGAAGGTCCGGTCGCGTGGGGACCGTTAATCTGGCCCAGACCGGCAGTCGCGTAATAGCCTGCCGAGGGGTTACCGGGACCGGCGGATGCCGGGCCGTCCGCCGTCGGTGGGGTCACGTTCGGTCCCTGTAACGGGGCCTCGATAGGGGCACCCTGGAGGGCCGGGACGACACCCTCCTCCTCGGCAGCCTCCTCGGGACCGGGCGGCATCGGGTCCGGTCCCTGGGGTAGGGCACCACCACCGGGTGGGGGACCAGCCTGTCCGGGCGGTCCGGCCATCGGGGGAGGCATCCCGAACCCGGCCATCTGCTGTTCCATCTGGGCCTTCTGCATCTCGATCTGGTCGGCCTGCAACTCGGCTTGGAGTTCCCCGGCCACGGCCTGAGCCTCACCGAGTTCGGTCTGGGTCTTGCCCTGTCGGAGCTGAAGGGTCGACATGAGGTGCTGGGCCAGTTCTGGCGGGTAAGGCAGGTTTTGGGCATCGCAGAGGTCCTGGACCTTCTTCATCGCCTGGGCGGTCGCCATCAGTTTCGCGACCGACTCCTCGGCCTGACGTTCCAGTTCCTGCTCGAACTCGACATCGATATTGACCGCGAGGGTCTTGTCCGAGATCGGGACACCCATCGACTTGAGCTGGCTGATGAAGGCCCGTTCCTGGGCCTCGTCACGCAAGTTCAGGGTCGAGAACTTCACGTCCGGGATCAGGAGCTTCGGGACCTTACGGATGAACTCCTCCCCGGTATCCGGGTCGGTCTCGACGATCTCCCGGTAGATCGGGACCCGGACCCCGCCCTTGAGGTCATAGTCATAATGGCCTTGGGCTTCGGCGATCACCTCGGCCCGTTTGATGATGTGGCGTCGGAGCGAGTTCTGGAACCCGACCATCATCTGGGTGACGAATTCCCGGTTCAGGGCCGACGAGGCGTAGGCCCCACCGTCCCCGCCCGAGATGAGGGCGGCACCGATCCCCCAGGCCTGGAGGAGCTTGGACTGGACCCGGTCGAAGTCCCCGTCAAGGTTCGGGACACTCTCCCGGCCAAAGACATTCTCGACCTTAAGTCCGAAATTATGGACCATCAGTCGGAAGTCTGCCGCCAGGGCCGACTGGAGGTCATCACGGGCATCGTCGAGTTCGGACTGGTCGGGTATCCAGGGTTCCCCGTCGCCCATATCTTCAATACCGAGGGTGGCCAGGACCAGGGGGGAATAGAGCCGGTCGGCGACCGCGTCCTGTGCCGCCATGAGGGACTCTTCGGTCATCAGGGTACGGAAGGACCGGAGGAGGTGCGGGGTCCCCCGGCGTGCCCAGGGGGTCGACCGGTTGGCGATCCGGGAGATCAGTGCGTCCGAGATATCCAGACCGTCATTCTGGGCAGCGGCCTGGATGATCTCCGGGTAGTACTTGACCAGGTCCTGATACTCCTGGTTCCGCTGGAGGCGTTCGGACGGGGTCTCGTCCCCGTCCCCCATCCCGCCACCATTACCACCATTCGGACCCTGGCGTAGGTTCTCGACCATGTCCTTGACCAGGAGCTGGACCCGGTCCCGCTGGACGAAGAGGGACCGGCTGACCCGGAGCATGTCCGGGTTGAGGATTTCTTCGCTCGACCAGACCCCGAGGGACTCGTTGAAGTGTGCTAGGGAGGTCACTTCACCGACCGTGAAATATTCCCGCCCGAGCTGGTCGGGGAGGAATTCCAGGTAGTTGAGTTCGCCGAGGAACATATCCTCGTAGAACTTCTTGATCAGGGGGTCTTTGCTGTCGAATTCCAGGCCGACGACCGGGAACTTGCTGTAGATGTCAATTAACAGCGGGACTAGGTCATGGGTCGCGTAGAACATCCGGGACCAGCGCCGGATATCCTTCAGTTCCTGTTCGTCCTCGACATTGTGCGGGATACCCTTATCGACCAGGCTCCCGAGGGGCTGGCGGATTTTCGGGAGGGCGATCTGCATATTCGACCCACCGCCGAGGAACTGCCGTCCCCGGTAATTGGCCATCCGGCTCCGGTTCATCGACGCGGTCAGGGTCCGGTTATTGACCGCTGCCGCCATATTCATCGCCTCGGTCCGGGCCTGGGTCGGCGAGTAGGGCATACTCGCGCCCATCTTACGGAGCTTGGTGACCTCGTTCTGCCAGTTGGCACCACCCTGGTGGAGGAAACTCGTCATGACTTTTCCGCCTCCTGGTTGACCCGTGTCAGGCAATTCTCGGTATACCAGGCCTCGTCCGGTGCCTTGTCATGAGCCTTGGTCTTGAGGACGACCCGGAAGGTCGGGTAGACCGGGGTCCCGCCATGATCCAGGTTCATCGACATCTCTTCGACCGTCCCGACCCCGTCATATATCTGTCCGGCAGTCCGAACCTCGACGACATCCCCGACCTTGAAGGGTGGGCCGTAGGGGGACCAGGGGGAGGTGAGGAGGATAAAGGCCCACTCGTCGGACGAGAGGGGGAGTTGTGCCAGACAGACCTCACAGTACGGGTGGTCGGTCCCGTCCTCGGTATAGAGGATTTCCTTGAAGCTCTTGCAGCCCCAACACAAATCGCGCATGAGACTATAGCCTACTTCTTTTTGCGCGGAATGGTGGGAGGTGTCCAGGTGCCGCCCTTTTTGGACGGGTCGCCTTTAGGGAGCCGGGTCGCCCAGTCCTTCGGGGGCTTGGCGACCGAAGTCGACGCGGGCTTGGATTTACCCATGTCGTTGATCGGGTCGGGGCTGTCGTACTTGGTCCAGTCGGCCAGCTTGTCGATCATCGCCAGGTTGCTGGCGTAGACCTTCCCGCCGGACTTGAGTGACGGGGTCCCGTTGATGGCCTCGGGTTCGCCCTTTGAGGTCGAGTTGTCGCCAAACGAACCGCCGCCACCGATCAAGGTGTTGTCGGAATCCATCCGTCCCACACTTGTGCCCATATCAGGCTGACCAAATCCGTCGACTCCAATCCCCTCGGTCGTAGTCGCTACCGGTGGAGCTTCGTCGATCTGGGCATGAGAGGTGTCGATCTTGATGCCGTCGTTGAACTGACCGCCCTTATTGACACGGTCGGCACCGATCCCGCCCGCGCCGGGGGTGTTGGTGGGGAAATACTTGGTGTCAGGAATGACACCCGATCCCGCACCGGGGTTGTACGGCGAACCGGAGTTGTCGGCAGCCAGCCGGTTGATTTCGGCCAGATACTGCTTAAAGGTGGCCTGGGCGCGGCGGTTGGCTTCTTTGGGCTGAGTATCCGCGTGTTGCTGGACGGCCTTCAGGTAATCGTCGGCCTGACACGATCTGGGATACCACTTATCGGATTCTTCATCGTTGCCGCTCAAATTGGCATCAGTCAGTTTGTTGTAGGCGTGGTTGACCAAAAAGTCGGCAAGCCTCTCGTGGAGGCCAAGGTCGCGTAAAGCCCCAGCGTGCTGCCTCTCGTGCTCATCTTTCAGCCAATAGGGAAGACCCGTGTCGTCTATCTCATACATATAATCATGGATTTGGGGAGGCTCGGTGCCAGCCATCTTGCGGTTGGCGTTAAGGTCGCGACGGCGATATTCAATTCCCGCCGCAGAGTCGTCCCAGGAATCATCTGCAAGACCCTGGTCGGCCAGATTCTTCTTGACCACCTTGAATGCCTTGAAGCTGGGGCACTGGGGGGCACACCCCTGGTACGGCTTCGCCCCGCATCGGTTGCAATCGTTGGCGACAAACTTCTGATAATTACCCCAGTGCGCCTCCCGTGATGGCTCGCCAGGGGCAACCTCGGCCATCTTGCGGTTGGCCATGATCACATTGTCGCGGACCGGAATCTCCCGCGCAATGAACATGTCGGCGGTGTTCGACCCCAGATGGTGCTGGTCGCCGATGGCGTACACGTTCCAGATTTTCCCGCAGTCGCACGACCTATAAGAAGGGGAAGCGATCTTCTGTCCACACGAGCACGCAAAGTCGCGGGCCTCCTTGGACAGGTAGCCATTCAGGTGGTCGTCCCAGCGCCAGCCAGGGACCTTCCGGGTGAAGAAGCTGGCCGTCTTCGGCGGTTCCCACTCGCCCCAGGAGGCACCCTTGATCCGGGGATCGCTCGGACCAGGGTTGTCGTCCGGGTCCCAATCCCTGGTGTAGGGGACGATCTCGGCATTATAGTTCGAGGGGTAGTAGGCCGGTCCGTAGTCGCTATTAACGGTCAGCTTGCCACCAGAGGGGCCTTCTGGATACTTGGCGATCCCCCGGAACTCGTCCTGCTGGTCTTCGTCACCGATGATGTCGCCCGGCTTGAAGACGGTCCCGTCCTCGTGCTGGACCATGTACTTCTCCCCATTACGGGGGTTGGTGAAGACATGCTCGGGGTCATCATCGTCGCGGGTGTGGTAGCCACCGTGGGGGCTGTCGATAAACTTAGCGATCCGGCTCCCCAGCTTCTCCCGCCTACTCGCCCCGAACTCGCGGGGGTCGAAGGGGTTGAGCCGGGGATCGAAAGGGTCCTGCTTGGTATCAGGGTCCAGATTCCCAGGCAGGGTACCGATGACATGGAAG